CGGGGTTTCACGGTTTCAAAAACCGTGTAAGCCTCACCAGAGAACGGCGCGAGGTTGAACACATACCAGTATTTCCGCCCGCTCTTGTCCGAATACTCATCACAAAGTTCCTTTCCTATCAATCCTGTTCCTTCACAATTTACATACGTTTCGGAGTAAATGGTTTCGGTAAATCGCATCTCATTCTCACGCACCACATCGGCAAATACCTTGTAGCCGATGTTGTAGATGTGAACGATTCCGAAAGCCTTCGCAAAGGCTCGGATTATCTTTTCTTGTTCTGGCTTCCAGTTCATTGTTCTTTTTTCCATTTCAAACCTCCTTTCTTTTAAAAATTGTTTAACAAAATTTGTTAAAGAACTCAATACAAAATTATAAAAAAAAAATTAAATATCCAAATATTTTTTAAAAAATTTTTAGAATTTTTTAGAAAAATTGATTTGTGTAATCAAAATGTTGTTTTGAGCGGGACGCGTCCGGCAGGAATTTATGGATATGGTTGCGCAGAATTGCTATCTTTATAATCGTACAATTATCAATACTGATTATCCTGAGAAATTCATTGAGGATTTAGAGAAGAATGGGTTCATTATTAGAATAGAATAATCTATTTCAAAAGCGCCTTTGCAATTCTTTCTAAAATCACCTTAATATCCTCATCTTGTAAAACCAAATATGGCCGTGCTGGCATTTTGATTTGATAAGCCCCGAATGTATGACCTTTGCCGATTTTCGATTTTTCTCTTTCAGACATTTTTTTGAATTTGCCTTTGTTGGGCCCTCGAGTATATCTTTTTTGAACGGTCAGACTAGAACGAGGCGACCTGTTTATCACTCCGCCAAAATTATGTATCGCTGCATATGGCAGGTTTGAACCAGCAATGATTTCAATATCGTTGCCATTTTGATTTACTTTAACTTGGATTGACGAGACGAGTCTTCCAGTGTCAAGCAATGTTTGTCCTTGTTGTTTTTGTGCCCTTTTCGATGGAAGCCATTTGTTGCCTCCGCCACCAAAAAGCCCATTGCCATATCGCCCACCAGCACTGAAGTTGAGATCAATACTAGTTCGAACATCGTTTTGAATCTCTGCTAATATAGATGAATAATCAGGATTTTCAATTCTGCGTATAAGTTCCGCTTGGAACTGCTGAAGAGAGTTTTCTATTTCTGGATCATTCATTTCAGTTCTCCTCTTAATTCTTTTGGATAATTTCGCAGGTCGGGTTGCCACCAATCAGCAGGGTTGGTTTCAAAACCCGGGTCTGGATTGATGTTTTTGAAATCGCTCCCTGAACTAACTCGTAAACCCATTGATTGTACTTGTTCCTCCGTTAATGCTCGGACTCGGCAACGGCAGTTGTATCCATTTGGGGGGTAGTGAGTTTTCCAAAATGGGTCATCAGCACGGAAAACCTTTCCATTCAATTCTGCATGAGATGGCCTTGTTCTAACATCCATCACTGCTACATATTGCCAATATGGAGCGCTTTTTGCGTTCTTCATTTCCTCATATCTTCCCGCTTGATATGCAGATTGCAGATTTGTTCGGAAGATAGTATCTTTTCGCCAAGCTGAGCCATCGTCTCTTTGTTGGTATCCTTTTTGTTGTAAAACTACATCGATTTGTTTTTTCCAATCATTATAAGTCATTCCTGCGTCAAGTGCTTTTACGAGGGCATCTTTTATTGCAATCAGAACATCAGCTTTTGTAACCTTTGCAACAGTGAATGCGTGCTGTTGTATTGCTTTCAATTGTTCTCGCCAATTCCAAGTAATTTTGTAGCCCATTGATTCGAGGTATTTCACTGCCTTATCCGGTGAAAGTGTGAACAAGGTTTGCAATGAAATCGTAACTCTTTGTTTCTTAGCCATTGGTGTTCCCCAACTCTTGTTGCACAGAAATTCTACCAATCAAATATGCTGCGAAAAGTCGATTTGTTAGTTCTTGTTCAAGTTGCTTTGTCGGTATATCAGGGAATAAATCGAATATTTTTTTAATTGCGGAATCGAAATCATCTTGTTTCTCTAAAAAATCTTTAACCTTGTTTATGATAACATCGAGACCCGTTTGGTCTGATACAGAACTTTCAACTTCCGAATCAATTACTTGTTGGTCTTTGGGAATATCATTTTCTGCGAATAGTTGGTTTGGTGAATTAGCGTTTCCTTGCGAAGAACTATCGAGGATTTTGAACTCGTTCTTTTGGAGCCCCAATCTTCTAACAATGAAAGGTTCCAGAACCTGTATGCCTGCATCTTTGAGTGTTTTAATCGTTTCAGCTAGTGGTTTATCAACATCTTCTTCTTTGAAAATAATGAGTTTTGGATATTCGGTTTGTTTGCCGAAATTAAGATCTACAAACCATTTTATTATTTGATTTAAGCCTTTTTCAATAAGCATTCTATCGGATTTGACAATTTCTTCTCTAACAACGAAATGAACCTTTGATGCAGCGTAACTTCCAACATTGCCAAGTTCCGTTGTCAGAGTTTGTGAGAGAATTGCTTTTGAAATTTCTGCATTGCAAAAATCAATGAACTCTTTGTAGATTTGAGCCGAGCTCACAGTATTTGCGTTTAATATTTCAATTGTTTCAGTATTGGAGATTACAGCCGAACCATCCTGGATGAGATTGTCAAGGATTTCGAGGAATTTGTCATAATCCTCAGTGGTAGCGACCGAATCTGTTTTGCCAACGAAATGTGGCATTCCGAATTTCTCAGCGAACTTTGCCCAAAATGTTACAATTGCTTTTTTGAAAACCACTGGCCATAAACATTTAGAAAGAATGGCTTCGCCATAGGGGTTTTCGTATGTAGCTTGATATTGCAGAACAATAAACTTATAAGGAAGCAGAATCTCGTCATTCTTTGTTTCAAAATTCTTGAATCTCGGGATTCCAAGCGGGTCAAAAGAGAACCATTTTTGTGGCTTTCCCTGAACAACTGCTGGAACTATCAATCGAACCCCTGAGATGTAATCGATTTTCCAGACGATTTCCAATACCTGGAATCCAAACAAAGGTGCATTCAACATTTCCGAAATGATTTTATACAGGTCCAGCCGATTAAAAACAAGCTGAGCACTTGTGCTGATAAAATCATTAATCTCTGATGCTGGCTGGATTTCCCAAGTTTGCGAAAGAACGCCTGATTTCCTCGATTGGATGCAGCTTGCAACATGCGGGTCATTGGCAATGTTTTCCAAGGTTGCCTGCCTATCGCCAATGGTTGCAATGGTAAGATTTGGATTTGGTAATGCTGCGAAAAACTTATTGAGCATTTGCTTGTTTTGAGTTGCAATGATTTTGAAAAGATCTTCTTTCATTTTAAAATCCTTTAAATTTATCTTCTTTTGTTCTTGTTCTAACTATTTCAATGTTTGATTTTTTGAGCCAATGTTTGCCACCATAGGTCTGAATTGCATATCGAATTGCGTCCATTGCGTGGTCATCAATTTTGACTGGCTCATCGAGCAGTTTCCCTTCTTTGTTTTCTTTCCAAATATAGCTCTGAATTTCTGTTATGATATTCGTTGAATCTTTTGTTATGTTCCAATCAAATCTTTTACACAAAAGAATTCCCGAATATACCGAGTTAGGACCTTTCACGGCTGGAAGCGCATTGAACCCAGCCCTACGAAGTTCGCTAATCAATGCGGGTTCTTCTGAATCAACTACGATAGGTTTATTCCTAATCAATTGCCGAAATTCCGCATTTATTAGGTTCACCAGTTGGGAATGAGTGTGATGAGTAACGTATAATAATTCTCGAATATACAACTTACCTTCGTGAAATGAAAGATGAACCAGCGCTGATGGGTTATTAAACCCATAATCAAGACCGAATACTTCGTCGCCTCGTTCGTATGGAAACTCGTCAATAGCAGTCCAATCGGGATAGATTAATCCTTTCAAAGCTCCGCCCCAAAGTCCAAGGGTATTGACTTTGTATAAATTCGTATCCTGATATTTTAATGATTCAAGCAAGGCTGCACGGTCTTGCGTGCAAAATCTATTGTCTTTGTAAGTTGTATGCAAAATGGTTGTGTTGGGGCGTGTGGATTTAACCCAATGAAAGTTGCCATCTTCTCGTTCATAGGTATGTTTTGGTGGAAAGAAAAAGGAATTCAGCCAAGATTGTTCTTGTCTCGGGTTGAATGTTATCCATTCGGTTAACCTTTGTGTTCGAGAGGAGCGCAATGTCAGGCTTGTTTCAATAAATGCAGATTCAGATATTTGGTCTGCTTCCTCATACCAAATGGTTGTTGGGTCTTTGATGGATTTAGTATTATCTGGTTGGTCCAATCCTTTGGCAAGCACCTGGTTACCATTGAGTTTGCAAACAATTTGTAATGGATTTATGGTGATATGGAAAACATCGGACAGTTCCCATAATCGAACATAATCGACAATGGTTTGAAATTGTGTTGCTTTGATGTTAGCGTAGTATTTTCTCACCAAAATTCCTCTGAAAAATTCATCTCTGAGAAGTTCGATAATGATTGCTTGAGCCACAAAATCAGATTTCCCGCTATCACGACCGCCGTAGAGAACTTTGTATCGATTGTTATCGTATAGCAAAGGGACATAAACTGGATTAAACAAGTTGATGTCGCTAAAATCATATATCATCGTTCTTATCGTTGGATAAATCATCTTGATTCAAAGAAATTTTCGGCAGAATAATTTTAATAGGTTCACCATCGCTGGTTATGTCTTGTTTGCTTATTTCGTTTGGTTCACCACGAGATTTTCGTTCAATGTCAACAAGTTTGTTAAAGACCTGTGCAGCTGCAACGGATTTGTCGAATAGTTTTTCCAAAGGTAGGCGTTCAAAAGACTCTTCTCCGTTTCGGATTTTCTTTATTAGAGCCTCGGCGGGGCGGATGAGAACTTGTTGGAAGATCATTGATTGCTGAATATGGCGGCGAGCCATTTCTTCAATTTCTTTTTTCATTGCCTCGATTTTAATCTGGTCGAGATAGTCTTCAAAAGCTCGAACCCTTTCCTCCCATCGCCATTTGACCGCAAGATTTTTTATCCAGCCGTAGCCTTTTCCAAGTTGTTCCGCAACTTTAATTCTGGATCGCCGTGGTCCCATATCACGAAAGATAGTAAAAGCCCTGAAAGCCGAGCTGGGTTCTCTTGGCAAGCGTTCCCAGATTGGTTTTTCCTGTGCTTCCTTATTTTGACTCATATCAATCTCTTATTTTTACAACATTTTCAGGATAATCGAAATAAGACTTGTCAATAAGTTCCCCGTTTAATTTTATTTCGTAGGGGATATTATTATTTTCACAGTATTTGATGAATCGCAAGACAATCATATCACAAAATTTGGGTTCCAGTTCCATACCATAGCATTTCCTTTTCATATGGTCACAGGCTATCAGAGTTGAGCCTGAACCCAAGAATAAATCCAAAACAATTTCGTTAGGTTGTGAACTATTTTTCAATGCCCGACTTGCAAGTGAAACAGGTTTCTGTGTAGGATGAATATAATGACCGTTATGGTCTCGTGGTTCTTGCCAAATGTTTACATCATGGTTACCCCCGAACCAACGGGAATTTTCACCCGTGCCATTTACAGCGTTTTTTCCACCAAAAAGACAAGGCTCGTACAATTTCCAATAGTTGGTCCAGGAAATCGGAGCAACTTGTTTCACCCAAATAATTGGGATTGTATCATAAGAAATTTCGTTTGTTTCAAAGGCTTTGCAAAGAGCGGGATAATAGCGTAAAGCGTGCCAGACATAATAATGAGCAAGTTCAATAAGATGGTTTTTGGCATTTGCAAGGAATGAAATCAAAAAGTTTTGATATTCTTCTTCGGACATTGAATCTTGCCAATCTGAGCAATACTCTTCTGTCCAATCTTTCCCTTTATTACTTCGCCGACTTTTATTCAATTCTGCATAGTTCACATTGTAAGGCGGGTCGGTAAATAATAGATGTGCTTTTTCGCCATTCATTAGCTTTGCAACGTCTTCGGGGTTCGTAGAATCTCCGCAAAGAAGTCGGTGATTATTCATTTCATATAAATCTCCCCGTTTGGTTTTTGGTGCTATGGGTTCTTCAATATCAGGCGAGTCTTCGAAATCTTCGTCAAGCACAGTTTCTGCGGAAATGTTTGATAATAACTCATTGAATTCATCTTCAGTGAAGGGTATTGTTTCAAACAAATCAGCCTCTGGAAAATCTTCTTTGAGGTCTTTTAGCAGTGTTCCTAGTTTTAAAGGGTCGGCATTAAATTTGGTTTCATTGGTTTCAATTGCAATTCGTTGGGCTTGTGAAAGAGGGATTTTCCCGTGGTCATAAACAATGACATATTCTTGCCCTAACTGCCGAAGAGCCTGTAATCGATGGTTGCCATCAACAACCTCATAAAAACCTGTTTCGAGTTGACGGACTTGGCAGGTTACAATCTGGCCGTTTCGTTTAAGATTGTTTAGTAGCTGTTTTGACATAAATTCGTCATCGGCTTTGTAATTCCAATCTGCTGGAACCAGAAGGTCAATAGGTATAAATTTGTAGTTTTTGAAAACTTGTTTTTCCCCTTCTGGTAAACTTTGTAATATCGAGTCGGGAATTTGTTTGATTTGCTTTTTGAGGTCTCGAACTTTACTCATTTCACTCCTTTTTCAAAAAATTCACAAAAATCCAAAAGCAAAACAAAGAATTTCAAAACTTTTTTTGTAGAAACATTAGGTTCACTTTTGTGCTACCACAATGTAGTATACTAATGTGGTATACTAATGTTGTTACCACCTGCATTTGCTATCCCTGTATTTTTGCACCCGAATTTTTAGGAGGCTGTGAATGTGGATTGAGGTTTTTAAGACCGGGGTTCACACAGATTCATCAGGGAACACGCGGGAGTGGACTGAACAGGATCTTGACAAAATAGTAGAAACCTACAACAATCAACCTAGCGAA